CGGAGATATAACTCTTCCAGCTATACAGAATCCTTTTGGATGGATACCTTCCAAGATGGATATTTCGGCAGCATTATTTCAAGCTGTGACTTTGGCATTGCAAAAAGCATTGATTGAGATCATGATGAAGATTATGGTTAAGATATGTGAGCTTTTCGGAAGCTTTATTTGCAACGCCTTAGAGACCACCGGCGATTTAGCCGCGGCACTGGTAACTGGAAATTCCAATGAATTTGCCGACATCATCAAAGCTTCTATTTGTGGTCCAGAAGCATCTGCCAAAGATGTCAACAATACAATTGAGGATATCCTTAATACTCTCGGTCCTGGTGGCGGCGCATTCGCCGACCAATCAGCCGCTATTCAATTCACTCAAGATGTCTCTTCTGCTACTACTCGTAAAGAACTTACGGATGCCTTTTTGGGCAAATGTTCGAATGACTTTCTTAACATTGTAGATTCGATTATCGAATATGAATACCCCCAACTGAGACAAGGATTAAGCAACAAAGAAAAGATTTGTGCGTTTTTCTCTAATTCGGGGAATCTCTTTCCGGCAGATGTTAAGAATCAAATGCGGGACTTTTCTAACCAATTACCCGAAAACGATACTTTACCAGCTAACCCAAGTCTCTGCGCCAATCCTACACAACTCGAAAACTTCTGCCAGATGAGAGTGCAATTGTTGGAAGGCCGCGCTAGCGAAGAGCAAGTGCGAGAAATGTGTGAGAATCTTCAAGAGGAGCTTCAAGATAATTTAACTGATCTGGGAAACATGCTCCAAGACACTCCCAACTATATTTCCGATAATATGCCCCCGATAGTATCTGAAGAACCCGGCTGTGACGATGGGTTAATCCCCTTTGAGGCTGAAGAAGCTGCCAAGGTAGCAACAATAACCCTTACAGATGCTCTCGAAAAACTTAAGTTAGAATATATTGAAGATATGATGGGGAACGGAGGAGTACCTTTTACTGACGCTGATTGGGGACTCTTAAACATGATTCTATCGGATACTTATGGCAACCCCCTGACAACGCACAACAGGAAAGCCCATGGTACGTGGGGACCTGTAATGGATTTTATCACTAATGAGGACAACCCAAAGTGGAAAGATCTGCTCCCAGGGACTTGGTGGATGCTCTTTCTTAAGCCGATGCCATCTATTTTTCAAAAAGCCGCTCTTCCCATTAGTGTTGCGAAATGGATGCGCGATTATCTAAAAGTGCCCTCTTTAGTTGCGACTAATGATTGGAAAGACGCAGAAACTTATTCGCGAACTTTTAAAGAATTAGGATTTAATGGTCTCTTTGGTGATGATGTAGACTTAACCAAGATCCCAGATCAAGGTTTTAATATAAAATATAGAATAAACTTTGAAGATGATCGAGTAAAAATTATTCGCCTAGGCAGAAAAGCTACCCCAGATACCTCTCTAGAATATAAAGATAATTGTAAAGGGAGAAAAAAGATGCAGGGCACGCGCGCCACAGACACTTTTTCCCATGGCTTTAAAATTGATATGTATTTGAGTGAGTTGCATAAAAAGGATGGCGAAATTGCGAACATGCGAAGTAACAATGTTCGCGTAAACGTTACTGATATTCAAAACTTAACGGCCCCCGGCGATCTACCCTCTATCTTTTCTTTATATAATCCTCTGGCTGCCGCAGATAATGTCAAAGAGATGTTGGAAGCTGCCAATGGCCTCCGACCCGACAAGGCAGAAGAAGAGAGAAAATATGAATTCTTTGCTATTGATGATACCTTTGATGGCATAGACATGACACAATATCCACAACTTTTGAGAACTTTTGAGAAATATGAAGTGGACACCCCCCCTCAACTGGTTTTGTTAAAGGAAATTATAAACCAACAAAACAATACTGCAATAACATCCGGAGAACTGGAGTCTCCGTATAATGCGGAGAATAAGTCCCTGATGGAGAGCATCCAGAAGTTCTTTGTTGATGAACAAACTGTTTCCCGCGGAGTCTATCAATATGGCGCCGCCTACGATAACCTGACATATGAAGAGTTTGATTACATGGCACCAATGGAATATCAAACACCGAACGACGAAACTCATCAGGCCGACGTGCCGTACTTCGGCGATCCATACGGCATAGATGTCAATGGACGATATAAGGATCCAGAATCCGGACTTCCTGGATTATTATATGCTGATTTAGAGATTTATGATCCGGATGCGCTGCTCTCCGGACCCGATGATTATCGTAAAGTGCGCAATAGTGATATGATTTTGGGCATTAGTCGAAATCAATATAATGCAGAAATAGCACATGAAGGAAAGGCACGCGAGATTTTTGAAGCAACGCGCGTCTTTTATCTTAATCCGGTCCAATACGGAGGATCATATAAGAGAGCGCCAGTGGCCGTTAAGCCTCTTAAAAATAGAGGCTGGATGGGCTTCCTCGATGCTGTTTTCCCTCCTATGACAGATTGTCCCGATACCGATGATGATTTGGTTGATTTTGGATCCATTAAGAAAAGAATAGATGATTCTTATTCACGCATCCCGGAAGATCAGCGCTTAAAATCCCCTCAAGAATGCGCGGTGCAGCTTCCCTACAATAGAATCTTAGAGCGCTCCTCCAAAGCAGGACTGGAGTCTATCATTTCTGCCGCAATTCAGATTTACATAGGAACTCATTTTGTAAAATGCATGCCCATGTATACTTTTATAAAACCCTCGGCGCCCGATAATTATAGCAACATGTTAATAAGTTATATTGTAGAAGTGATGGAAGAGTCTTTAAAAGATGCCCAAGGTCCTTTCCGTGAACTATTCAACACCTTCAAGGATAATGAATTTTGGTATGCTTTCTTGGAGCAGAGTGTACAACTCTATGGACGCTTAGTGGATGATGGGCAAATCTTAGATGTGCCCGTGCATGTTCAAGAGGCTATTACTCGCTTGAATGATATGCAAAGTGTATATGATTATCCTAATCGTGATGCTCTTATCGAAGCCATCAAGTTGGGTGATGAACCCTGGTATCAAATTTTTAATCTTCCGGGATACCGCGGCGAGAAGAATTTTGAAGCAGTACAGGCGACAGAAGAAGACGCCAAATTAATTTTGGGAGAATTGGTAGCACGAGAATTTAACGCTACAGCAAAACGAATGGAAGATAATTTAATATCTGCTGGCCAGCGCCCTTCCTATGATAAATTAGCTTATTGGTTTTTAGAAAATGAAGTTGCAGGCGCCGAAGGTCTAGACTTAAAAGGTCCTTTAACCGAAGAGGTGGTATCGTTGCCCCCGCCCGGAGAGCCATCTCCCTATTATACTAACGGAGGAGAATTATATGTAGCCGATGCGCATGATACAGATAGTGAGTTCTCCGCCGGCGAAGATTATGTGGGTTATTACCATACTAATACGGATGACTCGGGAAACACCATATTTATGGCCGGCCCCGAGCACGTTGAGTCCGACCACGATACTCTCGCACCTTATGAAAATCAAATTACAGTAAAAAATGGCGCTGACCCCAGCGTAGGTTTCGGCGATGTCGACAACAACGCCCAGGGGCAATCGCCCTTTACGTTGAAGAAATATGTTTCTATTAATGGAAACATCACCGATCCGTCCGTCGCGGGCACCACCATCACAGGCCAGACCGCCGGACAAAGCCTCTCAGAAGTATATCCAGGTACGCTGCAGCAAGTAACAGATGAGGACGGCAATGTTGTGGGATTAGAAGGAGAATTAGGCGTTCGCAACGGCTTAGCGTTTTATTATAAAGGATATCTTATAACCCGCGTAGAGATCGACGCGCTAGATGTTTTGGTAGAAAATTTTGAACCAGTCGGGGGGTCCAGTAAATTATTGCTATGTCTTATCAATGCTCTAGTTGAAGACGAAAAATTTAGATTGTTCACGGAATACATTTTTCCTCTCAACAAGTTTACGGCTTTATATGCTATCTACAACGATCTTGCTTTGTTGCCTTCAATCGGTGAAACTATATTTGAACCACCAACTCCTGCGGAGGAGTTCTTCAAATCCTCCGGAGATCGTGGCGCCTCCTGGAATTACGAGCCCTGGGAAATAAAACCCGGCGCATATTTCGACACTAAAGCATATGCCGAGTATGTGAAAGATAACCCCGCCGTTTATAAATTACCTGATCCATTTAACTTGGACGGAGGCACCGGCGCAGATGGTCTCCCACACTACGGCGGCAACCCCGGTTGGGAAGAATATTCCGTTCGTAAGCCGGGAGGACTCGCGGATCTCTTTGGAGGTACAACATGGGATCAATGGGATCAAGTTCTCTTAAGAAATTCGAAGAATCGAATAAAACAGATATTTAAGAGTTATTATTATTCGCGCGATTTTAAGCCGGGAGACTCTCTTTATGAAGAGCGCCCATCGAAGGTCCGCAAGCAACGTTTGAGAGATTTGTACAAGCCGCGACCAGGAATTACAGTTCTGCCATTCTGGAAGCGGAGATTATTAAGACCAAATCCGTTTATTGTATGTGAAAAAACTGACGATAATTCAGATGAATAGATATTTAGGTATAAGAGCAATATAATATGTCTTCATTAAGTATACATTTACCAATCACCCAAAACTCTGCCGATGGGTATACCATGATCAAAACTATTAAGAGCATGGTTGCTCAAAATCTGAAAATGCTCGTTCTTACCAACCCCGGCGAACGAGTCATGGAGCCCAACTTTGGAGTGGGAATACAGCAATATTTGTTTTCCGGACGCGGCGAAGGGGTTGAAGGGCAAATTGCTCAAAAGATGCGAGACCAAGTTGGGACCTACTTACCCAATGTTGTTTTGAACGATATCCAGTTTGGGTTTAGTGAACTGGACCAAAACATTATGGCTATTAGGGTTTTATATAGTATCCCAGCCCTAGGTCTTCAAGATTTGCTTGACTTAACTATTTAATTTGAGGTTTTTTAATGCCAGATGATCAAAAAAAGATTCTTCCCATAGATTATACTAAAAGAGATTTTAGTGGAATCCGGGACGAGCTAACACAAATTGCCGAAAGGTTCTATCCTGACACGTTTCAAGATTTTAGCGAGGCATCCTTTGGAAGCATGATGCTCGATGCTGTAGCCTATGTGGGAGACCAGCTTTCTTTATATTTGGATTATAATGTTAATGAATCATTTTTAGACACCGCTTATCAATATTCTAATATTATCCGACACGGGCGCGCCCT